CGCACTATCACACAATAGCTGTTTACCCGCAGTGGGCAAATAGATTAAAGATGACTAAAGTCATTGGTTTCCACGTTTTCTATAAATATCACAAGAGAAAAACATGAGCGCAGAAAAAGAAATCAGACGCACCAACGCATGGTTGCGCAGACGCATCAATCCAAAGCGCATGCCAAAGCCAGACAAGCCGATCATTGATTACCGTATAGACATACCGCTGCATTGGCTGGAGAATATAGCAGCGTTTGCCAAGGTCATGTCGGTGGTGTTGGTGGTTTGTTTGTTTGCCGGGTACGCCAGTGTGTTTATCTGGGTGACAGACAATGTCGGACACTACTGATAGCAACCTGCTGTGCCACGCCTGCCACAAACATCACAAAGAGGCCAAGCCGGTGACGTTAATTGATGGCCGGGTGGTCAGCAGCTACTCAAAAGAATGGATGCTGGAATGCGAAGCAAGATGGGTAATCGAGAAGTTGCCGGACAAAGCAAAGCCGGGTGGGAAGACCAGCAAGAGCGGGTATCTAATCAAGGTGGAGGACCGCAGAGGCAGACCGGCCATGATGGAGTTAAGAGCGCTTATGGCAGCCCTGTGGCGATCAAGCTCGGCAAAGCGCCGAAGATAGTCAAGCGCGAACAGATCGAGGACCAGCGCGTACTGACAGTAGTGCCACTGCGCGCAGCCAAGGACAGGGGACTGCGGCCAATGGAGTTACGGGCTTTATTGGTTTTGGGTAGCTACAGCAACAAAGGCGGCCTGACATGGGTAGGCACCAAACGAGTAGGTGAAGACCTAAGCGTAGGCCAGCGCCGTGCAGCGTACTTACTCAAGGCGCTGGTGGACAAAGGCTACGTCAGGATCATTAGCTTTGGCTACCGCAAGATCAGAGCGCACACAAGACAAATCGTGTTCAGAGAAGACATCAGCGCAGACGAAGCCGCCACAATCAGCGGCGAGTTAGCACCGTATCAACTACACAAGCAGGAGATGGAAACCATGGAAAAGATGAAGCAGCCTAAGCGCAGAGGTAGGCCACCGATAGACAAAGGTAATCAAGTGGCGATACCTGATAGTGTTCCGCTATCTAAGAGCAGGGATGTTAATAGGGAGCTAGTCGAAATTGGATCTCTCTCAGACCACTCACTCGCTGGCGTGGAGCCGGCGCTGCTGGCGATGGCGGTCGAGATGGCAGTAGATCGGCTGGGCATCAGCAAGGATCAGCTAACCTTAGACCAGATCAGTGCGCAACTGCGAAGGCTGCTCGAGTAGTACCTTAATACTGCTATGCCCCGCAACTACATATTCCACAATGACCATTATGTTAAGTCGCGTTGTGCAGCTAGGCCTTAAGTATGCGGTACCCATCGGCTCGCGAGAGGGATGGGGGTACCTATCTGCGCGCTGTCAGGCGGTGCTGGGCTGGCGGTTCTGTAATACGTCTGCGCTAAGGGTATACCCTTGCCCCCCTGCCCCTGCCATATACCGAGGGGGGACCTTACTCAAAATTTTCTCAATAATCAGCGGTGCGGGGAGTGGCTGTTGTTAGGTGATGGCTGCTGTGTTTTGGACGAGTACAGGCACCCACATAAAAAAATGTGTATTAACGCTAGAAGCGTTGCAGCACCTTGTTTATCTAGACTACTAAGTCGCTCGACTGTGTTGGACCTGTTCGCTGTTGCTACTTGAGTACCGGCCGATTCGTCACGTTTATCCCAGTTGGTAAGCTGCCTGCCGTCTGGAGGGCTGGGTGATGGCCCCACCAGTTAATGTACCGATTCCGGCCTGTATTTGCAATAGCGTTTGCGTATATTTTTGTTGACTGACCTTGTTTAATAGTGATAGCATCTGGGTCTCATCACTTTACAAATTGAGGTTTTCTAATGCCATCTAAAGGTCTGTACGCAAACATCAACGCCAAGCAAGAACGTATTGCCGCTGGCAGTAAGGAGAAGATGAGGCCGGTGGGCAGTAAGGGTGCGCCTACTGCTGCTGCGTTTAAGCAATCTGCTAAAACTGCAAAGCCGGTAAAAAAGAAGAGTTAACACGCGCCAGCAGTCAATCAACTTTATATACAGGATTACAAAATGGAAGTTAGAGTGAACAGCGGTTTCTTGATGAAGAACACCAAAAAAGAGTCCGAGACTCATCCCGATTACACCGGCACTTGGGCCGACGACGATGGCACTGAGTACTACCTGAATGCGTGGTTAAACACCAGCAGCAAGTCTGGCAGTAAGTACTTCAAGATTACCCGCGGTAAAGCCAAGGTCCCGCGACAGGACGTTGCACCAGCGCCCGCCGCGGTCACCGGCTTGGACGACGATATCCCGTTCTAATGGCGGCCATGAAAGGCAACTCTGTCCCCAGCATGAAAAACTGGGGTGGGGTTCGTAACGTTGTACAACGCATCGAGCGCAGCCAAACTATTGTTGCCAACCGCGAGGCTGTCGCTTACTCATTGCTGACAATGGCTAACGCCAAAATTACAGACATCTTTGAGTGGGACGACATGGGTAATGTGAAGGTCAAGGCCTCCAACCGCATACCTGAGCACGCAATCCAGTCGATCAAGTCGATTAAGCAGCGTGTTGATAAAGACGGCGCGGCCACTATTGAGCTTGAGTTGTACGACAAGGTGCAAGTGCTGCGCATCTTGGCCAAAGCCTCTGGTTTGCTTGACGCGCCTGACGATGGGCAAAAGCCGTCGGTGATTGCCATTAACGTGCAAGGCCCTGACATTGAGGACGCCACCACCAATGAGTGAACACCAGCTAACAAGCATGAATATTGATCTGCGTGGCTCGCCCATTGCGTTCAAGTTCTTGCAAACCAATGCGTTTGTACGCGGCTTGATGGGGCCGGTGGGTAGCGGCAAGTCCTACGTTTGTGCGGCTGAGGTTATGATGCGCGCCGTAAAGCAAAAGCCCAGCCCCAAAGACGGTATTAGGTACACGCGCTTTGTTGTTGTTCGTAACAGCTACCCAGAACTAAAGACCACCACTTTAAAGACGTGGGCGGACCTGTTCCCAGAAAACGTCTACGGCCCAATTTTGCACACGCCACCTATTACCCACCACATCAAGCTGCCCCCACGAGGTGACGCCGCCGGTATTGACTGCGAGGTCATCTTTTTGGCCCTTGACCAACCAAAGGACGTGCGTAAATTGCTGTCGTTGGAGCTTACCGGCGCGTGGGTAAATGAGGCCAAAGAGTTACCCAAGGCTGTGATCGACGGGTTGACCCACCGGGTTGGCCGTTACCCCAACAAGTCGGATGGCGGCGCTACATGGCACGGCATCTGGATGGACACAAACCCGATGGACGACGACCATTGGTGGCACAAAGTGGCCGAGAAAGAGCCGATCACCGGCAAGTACGCATGGAAGTTCTTCAAGCAGCCTGGTGGCGTGATTGAGGTGCCAGCCGAAGACCTGCCGGAGAACCCAGAGGCTAACGACCACATTTTTGCGTCAAGCAAATGGTGGAAGATTAACTCTAAAGCGGAAAACATTAAGAATTTGCCGGGTGGTTACTACCTCCAGCAGCTTGCTGGCAAAACGCTAGACTGGATTCGCTGCTATGCAGAGGGTAAATACACGTTTGTTCAGGACGGTAAGCCGGTGTGGCCAGAATATGACGACAACATCATGTCTGCTGACTTGCTGGTAGACCCGTCGCTGCCGATCCAGATTGGTCTAGACTTTGGTTTGACGCCTGCGGCCGTGTTTGGCCAGCGTATGGCTAATGGCCAGTGGCGCGTGCTGCACGAAATCGTAACGTTCGACATGGGTTTGGAGCGGTTTGGCCAAGCATTGATGGCCGAGTTGCAAACTAGGTTCCCAAAACATGACATTCGCATCTGGGGTGACCCGGCTGGTATGCAGCGAGATGCTATTTACGAGACCACGGCATTTGAATACTTGCGCAGCCTTGGATTAAAGGCAGAACCAACGGCCACCAACGATTTCAAAGCTCGTCGTGAAGCATCGGCCGCGCCAATGAACCGCATGGTTATGGGTAAACCCGGCTTACTGGTAAACAAATCATGCAAGCTGCTGCGCAAATCATTGTCTGGTGGCTACCACTTTAAGCGAATTGCAGTTGGCGCTGGCCAAGATAGGTTTCGAGACACGCCAAACAAGAACGAACACTCACACGTTGGCGACGCCTTTGGCTACCTATTAACTGGCGGCGGCGAATACCGCCAGCTTACCCGTGGCTCTAGGCCGTCCAGTGGTAAATCATTTATTGCGCAGACAGTTACCAATGCAGATTTCGACCTCTTTGCTTGATTACGTTGACCTGCCGCCAGAGGTACAGCTAGTCAAATACAGCGCACTGCACTATGCGCACTTAAACTTAGATGACGACTACATGGTTGAGGTCGCCAAGGTGGCATCGCCAGATATCATTCTCCAAAATCAAACGTCGTCTGGCATTGCTTATACGGCGATGCTATACGGGAAGCCCGCCGCGGTGTTTGGGTCGCTTGCTTTGTTTTATGGCGTTGAAGAGATGTGGCTGATGCTGGGCGCGGATGGCCGCAAACACGCGAAGACACTAACCAGAGTGGCCCATGGCTTTGTTGATTTCAGAATGAAAGCAGGGGGTTTGCATAGACTGCAAATGACTGTAAGATGTCGGGACTTAAAAGCTGTGCGGTGGGCTAAGTCTCTTGGTTTTGAAATCGAGGGGTTAATGCGTAAATACGGCACAGACGGGTCTGATTTTTTTATGATGTCAAAGGTGTAAAAATGAGCGGTATTACCAGAATGATTACAGGCAA